CAACCGACATTGGCACCGTTCGTTTATCTTCAAAATTAGACCCTGATGTTGAGGCGCTATTGCGCCCACTACGCAAGAACAATGGCTTGGCTGTCTGATGCAACCGAGTGCAGTTCGTAATGGTTTAAAAACTAACCTAGAGACAATTCCTGGGCTAAGAGTTTATGAGTTAATTCCATCACCTGCCGTTGCACCTGCCGCAGTAGTTGGTCAACTTGATTTCACATTTGATATTAACAATGCCCGTGGATTAGACCAGGCAAACCTTGATGTTGTAGTTCTTGTTCAGCGCCTAGCACAAAAAAGCGCACAAACTGATCTTGATAAGTACCTACAAGGGTCGGGGGATTACTCAATCAAGGCAGCAATTGAATCTGATTTAACTCTTGACGGTGCTTGCAGCACCTTGCGTGTGACATCTGCCCAGGCTGGTTCATACACATCAGGAGATATTGATTTTCTTTCATACCGCTACAGCCTCACAGTGTGGGGATAGGAGAAAAAATGAGCTACATAGTCACATCGGATGTATTTGTACCAAAAAACAAAGGTGAGTCAATCACCGAAAAAGAATTGCTTGAACTTGGCCTCAACATTGATGCCTTAGTTGCAGGCGAGCATCTAAAAAACACCGCACCAATCAAACCAGTAGAGGAAGTAAAATAATGCCACGCATAGTATTAACGGATGTTTCAGTTACAGTAAATGCTATTGATCTCAGCACCTATTTGACGAGCGTTACACTTTCAACAAGTGTTGATGTCGTTGAAACAACAGGAATGGGAAGCGCGGCAGCAAAAACACGCCTTCCAGGATTAAAAGATAACTCAGTAACTTTAGAGTTTAACCAAGATTTTGCAGCATCAGGTCCTGAAATTACAATCAACGCAATTGGCTCATCACTTGTTGGAACAGTAGTTCCTATTGTAATCAAGCCAACATCAGGTGCAGTCAGTTCAACAAACCCTTCATACACTTTTTCAGCGGTTTGTTCAGAGTGGCAGAATCTTCAAGCTGGCGTGGGCGAGCTATCAACGATTTCTGCGACTTGGCCAATCACGGGCGCAATTACAAAAGCCGCTTCATAAATGCCACGCCTTGTTCTCAATAACGCCTATGTGCTATTTGCAAGCAACGATATTTCGGAGTTTGTAACACAGATAGAATTGAAAACAAGCGTGGATACAATTGACACAACCCAAATTGGCGCACAATCTCGAACACGCCAAGCGGGTGTGTTCGATAACTCTGTCACTTTTCAGTTCAATCAAGATTATGCCAGTGGCGCCCTTGAACAACTCATCAATGGTACTTCGATGGCAAACACAACAGTCGGAACTGCAGTTGCAATGCAGATCAGGCCAGTAAATGCAGCAGTAAGTGCAAGCAATCCAAAATATACATTCAACGCAGTTATCACCGAATGGCAATCCGTATCAGGTGAATTGGGCGGGTTATCCACCGTTCAAGTTTCGTGGCCAATTTCAGGCAACATCACTAAATCAATCACATAAGTAGGGGGAAAAGATGGATGGATTATCAGTAAAGGTTAAAACCACCGATGGTGTTGAGGCTTCTTACAAGTTGACGCCTCGCATCATTGTTGCATTTGAACAAAATTTTGGCGGGGGCATGCCTAAACTTTTGGGAGAAGGACAAAAAGTAGAATTTATCTACTGGCTTGCTTGGAAAGCGCTTCAGACAAATGGCCATGTTGTAAAAGTTTTTGGACCTGAGTTTTTAGATACTCTCGTGAGCGCCGAATTGGATGCTGACGAATCTTTCGAATCCACCGCAACAGCCTAACTTTTATGATTGCAGCCGTTGCGGTTGAAACAGGGATTCCCATTAGTGATTTGCTTGATGCGCCTGAAGGTATCCTTGAAGCAATCACGATTTATATGAAGGAACGAGCTAAAGCCAATGGCGGATGAAGTAATTGTTCTGACTGGAATCAAAGAAACACTTGATGCTCTTGCTGCATTTGACAAAAGCGCAGTAAGAAAATTTAACAAGGTCATCAATGATGAACTATCAGGCGCTCAATTGGATGCACAAAGGTCAGTTGATCTCATAATAAATCCAAGAACAAATACACCTATGAGTGGTTGGCGCAAAACTGACGCCTTTAAACCGACAAAGACCCGTGGTGGTAAAGGTTGGCCTGGTTGGGATAGTTCAGTAGTCAAAGCGGGTATCAAAAAAAGCAAATCGCAGGGGAAACCGCGCAAGTTTCAAGGATACACAACCAGTGCTGGTGCTTTGTTAAATGAATCGGCATCAGGTGCAATTTTTGAAGTTGCAGGAAGAAAGAGTAGCGGAACTGGTACTGGTACCTCATTCATAAACACACTTAATGAGCGTTTTCAAAAAGCCTCTCGAACTATTTGGCGCACTGTTGACAAAGACAGACCACGCATTGAGGCCAATGTAGCAAAAGCATTAGATGAAGCAAAAGCTGAATTAAAAAAACATTTGGAACAGGAGCGTGCGTAAATGGCAGTTGGCGCAATTGTAGCCCGCATCCTCACCCAGTATTCGGACAAAGGTTCGAAGGCTGCTCAAAAGGATATAAAAAAACTTGGCACAAGCATTGACAAGTTTGCTAAGAAATCAGCCAAAGCCTTTGGGGTTGCAGCGTTAGCATCTGCCGCCTTTGCAGCAAAGATTGGCAAGGATGCAGTTCAGGCTGCAATTGAAGATCAAAAGTCTCAATTATTGCTTGCTAACTCTTTGCGCAATACAGTCGGTGCATCAGATGCGCAAATTGCAAGCGTAGAAAAAAACATTACAGCGCTTCAAAAACAATTTTCAGTAGTTGATGATGAGTTAAGACCCGCTTTTGGTCGCTTGACGGCAGCCTTTGGCTCAACTGTTGCAGCACAAGAAGCATTACAAATAGCTTTAGATGTAAGCGCATCAGCAGGTGTTGATCTAGCAACTGCATCAGATGCCATAATTAAAGCAAGTCAAGGTCAATATAAAGCAATCACAAAACTTGTACCTGGTATTGGTGCAGCAACATTGGCTACAAAAGATTTTGGCAAAATTACAGATAAAGTTTCAAAGATTGTTGGCGGTGCTGCTGCTACTCGCGCAGGCACCCTTGAAGGCAAGATGGCTGGTCTTAAAATTGCATTTGGCGAAGTTATGGAAACTTTGGGTTATGCCCTTCTGCCTGTCCTTGAGAAGTTTGCAACCATGCTTACAACACAGATACTGCCAAAGGTTGAAGCATTTGTTGCACTTAACAAAGACAAGTTGGCAGCAGGTTTTGCAGTTGCTGCGGATATGGCCTTCAAGTTAGTTACCGCTGCAGTTGCATTTTCTGACTGGTGCGCAAATAATTTTGGTGTAGTAAAAACTATTGCAGCTCTCATTGCTGGAATGTTTGTTGTGGGTCGTATTGCTGCCTTCATTACTGCAATTGAAGGAATCATCGCAGTAATGACATTGTTGCGCACCACAGCAATCGGCGCTGCTGTTGCCGAGGCATTTGCAACAGGCGGTGTGAGCATTGCTTTAGGAGCCGCCGCACTTGCAACAGTTGGACTTGGTGCTTACACAGTAAGTAAAATGATGAATCCCAAAGCTGCAACTAGCGTAAGCAAGGGAATTAGCCCGCGTGGTAATTCAAACAATCGCGATTTTGTTACTAACCCTTATACACCCGTTACTAATGCTCTTGATAATTTCACAACTGGCCTAGACAAAGCAACTGCAGCAACCAAGAAATCAATGAATGATGAAATCAACGCAGCAGCAGCAAAAAAGAATTTAGAGCGCCAAAAGATGCTTTCAGGTTCCACATCACTTGCAATTGGAGAAGGCAACAAATTGTATGGGGCAAATAGCGGCAGAAATGTTGTTGTCAATGTCGCTGGTTCTGTTTCTACTCAAGATGATCTTATTACTGCAATTGCAAATGGCTTAGAGCGAACAACTCGCCGTAGCTTTGGCAGCGGTGGTGGCAAATTTGGATTGGTTAGTACCTAGTGACAGCATTTGATGGTATTACATCCCCTGCAGTAACAGTGCAATTTTTGATGAGTGGCTCATTTGTCACAGTAGCCACCACCGATGTCATTAGCATAAACATTCGCCGTGGTCGCACTCGCCAAAGTGAGCGTGACCAAAGCGGCACATCTGTCATTGTTCTCAATAACTTCAGCGGTATATATAACCCTGATGCCACCAGCGGTACTTATGTTGTTGGCGGTGTGAGCATCCTTCGTGATGGCTTGCAGATGCGCATTGTGGCCACAATTGGCGGCACTGCGTACAACCTTTATTACGGGTTTTTAGAAACAACACGCGTTGATCAAGGCGTGGCGCCAGCGGTGACAATGACATTTGTTGATGGCATTGCTTATATTGCCGATGCCCAGGCACCAGCATTGGCAGCAGCAGCAAATGCCGAAACTGCAGCCACACGCGTTGGCCGTATGCTCGACATTGCGGGTTGGCCAAGTGGGGCATCACGCTCGCTGACAGGTTCAGTTGGGATGCTGGCCACGGTTCAAAATTCATCTTGTATGGCAATGATTTACCAGGCAGTTGATTCAATCGCTGGTCGTTTCTACATCTCACGCGATAATGTTGCAACCCTTGTGCCTCTTAGCAACAAGTTCTCACGCCCAACTCAATTACTTTTTACTGATACAAGTGCAAGCAACACTGTTGGTTATATGGAATTGTTCACTAACCCAGGCACTTACTATGTTGTCAATCAGGCTATAGTCAATCGAGGCAATGCCAACAAGCAATACACATCAACCTACAACCCAAGTGTAAGTTCTTATGGCATTGCTAAAAAGACTTTTGATGCACCTGTTGCTACAGATTCAAATGCTCAAAATCTAGCTCTTTACGAGTCACGCAAATTGGCTTCACCGCTAACCTATGTTGAGCGCATTGATTTCAATGCTTTGGCACTCGGCGATTATGGTGCTTTGTATCCTGACTTTTTAGCAACTGAACTTGGTGATCAAATAAGTGTTGTCCGCTCAGGAACGCAATACAACTTAGTTGTTGAAGGTATGGCGTTTTCAATTGTGCAGAATAATTGGATGATGTCTTACACCACCAGCGCCATTAACCCTTACAGCATTACGATTTAGGGGGAGCGATGCCACTATGCCCGCAAATCACTAATACGCCAATTACCGTTACATTAACGGCGGATTTTACTGTCACAAATGTCATTCCAGTTCTGCCTGCCAACACAGAGCAACTTGATGGTGTCATCGTCTTAGTTGACGGCAAAACAAAGGCTTATTATCAAACAACTGCGCCAATTACAGGGATGACAGAAGGCGACATTTGGTTTGACACCGATGATGGCTACAAACTTTATTACTACACAGGTTCAGCTTGGACTTCAGTTCAAGATACTTCAATTGCCGCCGCTCAATCCGCCGCAACTGCAGCGCAGACAACAGCAGATGGCAAAAATAAGATTTATCGCCAGGGAACTACACCTACAGGAACATTTGCTGTTGGCGATACTTGGTTCAATACTTCGGCAGATAATGCCATTTCTCGCTGGGATGGTTCTTCTTGGGTCGCAACAACTCTTGGCAATAACGCTCTTGCAAACATCTCCGCAAGCAAGATTACTGCGGGAACAATTGATGCCTCGGTTATTACTGTTTCAAACCTAGACGCTGGCAATATCACTACAGGTTATCTTGGCGCAGCTCGTATTGCCACAGGCTCACTTGATGCTACAAAAATTACTGCTGGAACCATTACAGCGACACAAATTTCATCTTCCTATATTTATGCTGGCACAATTGCTGCTGGAAACATTACTGCTGGAACAGTTACGGCTTCCGTTGCTTTTAATGCTGCTAGTGGAACATTCTCAGGAACGATTACAGCAAGTGCTGGAACTATTGGCGGCTGGTCAATCAATTCAAGCCAAATTTACAATGGTGGTGGGGCATATTTAAACGCCACAAATGGCAATGCTTTATTTGCAGAATTGACTGCAACTGGGTCAATTCTAGCCTATAACGGCATTTCAACTAACTCAGGTGCAGATATTTATTCAGGCGGCAGCATTACTGCTAATTCAAATGTTGTATCAAACGCTTCAGCAACTTTTGGTAATGGTACTTCCAATCCATTCTATTATCTCTCATCATCAGGAACTTTAAGATCACTTTATACTTATGGAAAAGCCGTTACAGGTCGAGCCATGCAAATTAACAGTTCAGGTGACTTTGGAACAACCGCTTCAACACTGCGTAAAAAACACGATGTAATGCCATATTCAATGGATACCTCAAAATTGCTACAACTGAAGCCAAAGACATTCAAGTATTTGCCTGAAATTGATGAAAAGCAAGAACAACAATATGGATTTATTGCAGAAGAAGCTGAAGCGTTGGGATTAGAACCTTTGGTTCTCTATAACGAAGAAGGGCAAGTTGACTATTTTGCTTACGAGAAGTTGCCAATCTTTCTATTGCAATTAGCTCAGGAACAAGACGCACGAATTAAAGCACTTGAGGGGGCGTAAATGGAACAAGAAGTTGACATTCAAGAAGTTTTAAAGAATATGCGTGAAACCATCGGCGTACTTGCCCAGGAAAACGCAGTCTTAAAAGCACAAATCACATCATCTAACTAGAACGGGAAACCGCGCAAATGACACCCTTAAATTGGGCAGGCTTTATCGCATCCATTATTGCAATCATCGCAGGATTTGCAGGGGGAGTGCGTTGGCTTGTGAAGCATTACCTAAATGAACTCAAGCCCAATGGCGGCAGTTCAATGCGTGACGAAATTACAAGATTATCTGCGCAAATGGAAATTGTCCTTGAACTACTGGCAAACAAATAGGGAGTCACAATGAAAGAATCTAAGAAACTACTCATCCGTCTAGCAGCAGTTTTCTATGTTTCAGCACTTGCAACAATTGGTGCTGGTTCACTCTTTGGCGTGCCTGCGGCAACGGCTGCAGGTATTGCTGGCCTTTTGGCAGTTGCTAAAGTCGGCGAATCTCTTGCAAAGGCTTATATTGCAGATGGCAAGTTAAGCAAGGATGAAATCGAAGGCGCTTTCAACGAGCCAAAGAAGAAGTAAATGGGTCAGCGCAATCAGTTTGTGATGACTGCCCGTGATGAAATTGGGGTAGTTGAAGGACCTAAAGAGAACGAAACCAAATATGGCAAGTTTATGAACGCCAATTATCTAGCTTGGTGCGGTTCATTTGTTGGTTGGTGTGCATCCACAGTTAATCTCAAGATTCCTAACTGCGTGTCAACTCTAAAAGGTGCGCAAGCATTTAAGAAGCAAGGCAGATTTCAAGAGGCAGAGTTAGCAGTTCCTGAAGTTGGCGATTTAGCCTTCTTTGATTTTCCAAACGATAACTTAGACAGAATTTCACACATCGGCATAGTTTGCCGCGTTGATTACAATAAAGGCATTGTGTGGACAATCGAAGGAAATACAAGCCCTGACAAAAAAGGTGATCAACGCAATGGTGGTCAAGTTTGTCAAAAGAAGCGTGCTTACAAGAAAAAGAACAATGGAAACCTCAAGGTATCAATGCCTGTTTTCATAGTCGGATTCGGCAAGCCAAAGTTCAAAGATTAAATCCACCCTTAATTTTGGAGTAAATAAATGGCAGCAGGTACTTTAGATTTCACGATTGAACAAGGTGCAACTTTCAATCTTCTTTTAACTTGGAAGATAAACACAGTTCTAGTAAATCTGACTGGATATACTGCACGCTTAGCGGCTCGCGTTGATGTTGAAGATACTGAAGTTATCCTTTCGCTTACAACAAGCAATGGTGGAATCACTCTTGGCGGTGCCGCTGGAACCATCAGCCTAGATCAGACTGCAACACAGACAACGGCATTAGTTGCTGGTACCTATGTCTATGACCTTGAATTGGTATCAGGGGCAGGAATTGTCACTCGTTTAGTGCAGGGTGAACTCAACATCTCTGCCGAGGTGACTCGCTAATGTCATCAATTGTTTATGTTAGCTCAAGTACGACTTCTATCATTTCTGAAATTGCTTCAACATCTGAAGTCACTATTTCAAACCTTCAAGGTCCACAAGGCGCCCCTGGCGCTCAAGGAACTACTGGCGCACAAGGTGTGCAGGGAACAACTGGAACTCAAGGAACTCAAGGGTTGCAAGGTCGTCAAGGAACGACTGGCGCTCAAGGAACGACTGGCGCTCAAGGTATAACTGGTATTCAAGGTTCTACTGGTACACAGGGTCTAACTGGTGCGCAAGGTATTCAAGGAACTACTGGTATTCAAGGAACTCTAGGTTCACAAGGAACAACTGGTACTACTGGAAATACTGGTTCCCAGGGAACAACAGGTACTCAGGGAACAACAGGTAGTCAAGGTATTCAAGGTCGCCAGGGAACTACTGGTACTCAAGGAACTACAGGTACCCAGGGAACAACGGGAACAACTGGTACACAGGGTTTAACTGGTACACAGGGTTTAACTGGTACACAGGGAACGCTAGGTAATCAAGGCACAACAGGTTCTACTGGTTTGCAGGGAACCACTGGCACACAAGGCGTTACTGGTATTCAAGGAACTCTTGGAACACAAGGATTAACTGGTACTGGCGCACAAGGTGTGCAGGGTATTCAAGGCTTACAAGGTCTTGGTGATCGCTACCAAACAACATCGGCTACATCCCTCACACTGCCTGCTGTTGGCTCAATTTCATTAACTGTCGGAGCTAACCTTTCTTATTCTGTTGGTCAGACTGTAATTATTGCAAACACGGTTTCAAATTACATTATTGCCGATGTTGCTACTTACACTATTGGCACTGGCGCAATGACTGCGACTGTTACTCGATCTAACGGTGTTGGAACATTTACTTCATGGTCAGTTAACTTAGATGGTGCCGTTGGTATTCAAGGCGTGCAAGGAACGCTAGGAAATACTGGCGCACAAGGAACTGTCGGCGCACAAGGAACAAGTGGTACTCAAGGGGTTACGGGTACTCAAGGATTGACTGGTACTCAGGGATTACTTGGCAACCAGGGAACAACTGGCGCTCAAGGCACTAATGGCCTCAATGGTTCACAGGGTCTGACTGGTACTCAAGGTCTAAGTGGCACTAACGGTTCACAGGGAACTACAGGAACTACTGGTTCTCAAGGTACAACTGGAAACACTGGTTCTCAAGGATTGACTGGTACTCAGGGAACAGTTGGTTCTCAAGGTACAGATGGAACACAAGGCACAACAGGGCTTCAGGGAATAACAGGTTCTCAAGGAATTATTGGTTCAACTGGTATCCAGGGAGCAATTGGCACACAAGGAACTACAGGTTCTCAAGGTACGACAGGTTCTCAAGGTTTAACGGGAACTGGTATTCAAGGCACAACAGGCTTGCAAGGTGTTCAGGGAATTTTAGGAACTGGCGTGCAAGGTACTGCTGGAGCAAATGGAAATGCTTACATTGTTGATTATTTAGATGGCGGTGCCTCGTCAGTCACGCCTGACATTATTTACGATGCAGGAGATTCAACAACTAGCAGTTGGACTTACACAATTGACGCTAACGGCGCAACAGTTTCATTCTAACTAGGACAAAGGAAAACAAATGACATCACGCTTACAGAACCGCCGCGATACCGCCGCCAATTGGACTGCAAATAATCCGACCCTTGCCGCTGGTGAGATTGGATTAGAAACTGACACCTTAAAATACAAGATTGGTACGGGTTCAGCTTCGTGGACTGCACTTGCCTATGCTTACACAGCAGGTGCGCAAGGAACTACTGGTTTGCAAGGTACAACGGGTGCGCAAGGAACAACTGGTACAACGGGTATTCAGGGTACAACTGGTATTCAAGGTACTACAGGTACTCAAGGAATTACGGGCGCACAAGGTATAACTGGAACGCAAGGAATTACTGGAACCCAGGGAACCACAGGTGCAGTCGGCGCAGGTGGTGTCGAAAATGTCAACGCACAAACTGGAACCACATATACTTTTGTTTTAAGTGACAAAGATGATCTAGTAACCGCATCAAATGCTTCAGCGCAAACTTACACAATCCCGCTCAACTCATCAGTCGCTTTTGTAACAGGCAGCCTTATCAACCTTATTCAAATTGGCGCAGGTCAAGTAACTGTTGTTGGCGCCAGCGGTGTCACAGTCGCTTCGACTGGAGCTACATCAACAACGCCTAAGACAAGAGCGCAGTATTCAGTCATTACTCTCATCAAGGCTGGAACTGACTCATGGTATGCGACAGGTGACATTGCCTAATGCCAATTCTAGGTGTGATTGCCTCACAAATCTCAGGCCATCTCTTTGCACCTAGCGGTGCTTGGGACTCTATTGCTACGGCAAACGGTACTGGTTCTAGCGGTGTTATTACTTTTAGTTCTATCCCAAGTACCTACACTCATTTGCAAATTAGAAATATCGGGCGCGGAACAGGTGCAGGCACTACTATTAAAATAACTGCCAATAGTGATACTGCCGCTAACTATGCTAGACATTATATGTATGGTGATGGTGCAACTGCTGGAGCAGGAAACAGCACTAGTCAAACAGGAGCAGATATTGCCTATACAAGTTTAAGTACTGATCTATCAAATACTTATGCCGTTAACATTATAGACATTTTAGACTATGCAAATACTTCCAAGTATAAAACTTTTAGAGTTTTAACTGGCTTAGATGTAAATGGTTCAGGTGGTTATGCTCAGTTAACATCGGGCTTATGGCAATCCACAAGTGCTATTACAACTCTGACTTTAACTCTTAATGCTGGTAGTTATACAACGGCATCTCAATTTGCCCTATACGGAATCCGAGGTAACTAACAAATGGCCGCAGGAAATACATATGTACCAATTGCAACAAATACATTATCTTCAGCAGCCTTAACGGTTACTTTTTCATCTATACCTAGTACCTACACCGATTTAATAATAGTAATTAATGGGCGTTCTACTTATGCTGGTACATACATAAATAATTATTTACAATTTAATGGCGATGGTTCATCCAATTATTCAGATACAACTCTTTATGGCAATGGTTCATCTGTTACATCATCCAGACATTCTTCTGTTTCAAATCCTCAATGTGGAGTGATTCCTGCAGCAAATATTACAAGTGGAATTTTTGGTGTTGTAACGCATCATATTATGAATTATGCCAATACATCTACATATAAAACATTTCTAAATAGAAGTAGTAATAGTGATTCAGGTGGTGGTTATGCATATGCTAGTGTTGGTCTTTGGCGTAGCACTGCAGCAATTACATCTGTAGTTTTGGCTATTGATAGTGGTTATAACTGGGCATCAGGTTCAACCTTCTCACTATACGGAATTGCAGCAGCGTGATGACTATGACAACAACGCACAAGGCAGGGGAGTAAAATGCCAGCAAATTATGTTTTACTAGAAAAGATCACAGTCGGCGCAGCAGGAGCATCCAGCGTTACATTCTCAGGTATCCCGCAAACTGGATACACTGATTTGGTTGTGAAATGGTCTGCCCGTTCAGATTATGCAGGCGTAGATGCAACTATTTATGTTGCACCAAATAATGCTAGTACAAATTTGTCAAGTCGTTCTTTGCACGCTAATAGCACCACTGCATTAAGTGCAAGTTATAGTGGAATTTATGCAAGAGATACTTCTGCTAATACATCTACATCTAATACTTTTGGTAATGGGGAATTTTATATTCCTAACTATGCTTCTGCTAACTATAAATCTATATCTTTAGATACAGTTGGGGAAAACAACGCCTCAACTGGTTCTATTTTAATGGGAATACAAGCAGGTTTATGGTCTAGTACCTCTGCAATAACTTCTTTAGTATTAACAACTGATGGTAATTTTATGCAGTACTCAACCTTCTACCTATACGGCGTAGCAAAGCTAGGCACTACCCCTGCCATAGTTCCATACGCAACAGGTGGCGATACCATTATGACCGACGGTACTTATTGGTACCACACCTTTATCTCATCAGGAACATTTACTCCTGCTACTGGAAAAACATTGTCTTGTGATTACCTTGTAGTTGCAGGTGGCGGTGGTGGTGGTTCTACTGCTACAGGTAGTTATGCTCACGGTGGCGGTGGCGCTGGTGGTATGCGTTCTACAGTTACTGCTACTGGCGGAGGTGGTTCATTAGAATCAGCATTATCACTAACCGCTCAAGTTTACACCGTTACTATTGGCGCTGGTGGTGCTAAAGGTGTAAGTGGTAACAACTCTGTATTTTCTACTATCACATCAACTGGTGGAGGTAACGGTGGTTGGAATTTAGCCAAAACGGTATCTCAAGGCGGTTCTGGTGGTTCAGGTGGTGGCGCTAACGCTTCTTACAACAGTACACCTGGAGCAGCGGGAACTACAAGTCAAGGTTATGCAGGTGGCGGTGCTGATGATGCTGGCGTAACTGGCGGCGGTGGTGGCGGTGGTGCTAGTGCAGTAGGCAGTCGTGGCGGAAGCGCTGGTGCTGGAACTGGTAGAGGCGGTAATGGTGGCGCTGGCGTTGCAACATCTATTTCAGGTTCATCTGTTACTTATGCAGGTGGCGGTGGTGGTGGTGGTGGTTATGAAAATAATAATGGTGTTGGTGCTGGTACTGGTGGTTCTGGTGGTGGAGGAAATGGCAGTTCTGCTTTTCCTTCAACTGCTTCAAATGGAACTGCAAATACTGGTGGTGGTGGTGGTGGTGCTAATGGTGCGCCTACAAGTTCATCAGGTTCAGGCGGTTCTGGTATTGTGATTGTGAGGTATTTAGTATGAGTCATTGGGCAGAAATAGATAACAACAACATTGTCCTACGCGTTCTAGTAGGACCTAACTACGGAGACGAAGGCGAAGCCTT